GAGGTAGTACGTTCTCGCCAACCATTAACCGGTTGCATACCGCCTTCATACCATCTTACTAAATTACTGTCATTCCAACGGCCTGAGTTTTGTAGGTCTGTGCCGTTCTTAAATACGCCAGGTGGTATTGTCAATGGTACTAATGGCATACTCGATACTCTCCTGTCTCGATCATCTCACATAACTCGTCAGCACGATCGCCTACTTGCTTGGCCCAACGGCTGTCATAGAAATGCATAGATGCCGCTTTATAATCTTCTATCTCCATGGCATTTAAGGCGTTCTTAAAATTCAATAGTTTAGTCATACCTAAGTTAAAACAAATATCAATTATGGCGTCACGTCTTACTTCGTCTAATTCTAAGAACCAAGGAAATGATGCAGATAACTCATCAATAACCCGATGGACGTCATTAACTAAAAGCATACTTATCTCGTCATCGGATAATCCTAACCCGCCAGCGCCAATCGCTCTGCCTATCCCGATTGTTTCCATTCCAACCGAACATTTATAAACGTGACTTCTCACCCCTTCGTGCCGGGTGATCATTTTTATTAACTTTTCCATAACTTCCTATCTATCGTCATTCTTTTGTGAGGCACCAAAATAAAAACTAATTACAGCACTTGCTAGACCGCCAAGGTATCCTAGGATCAAATTAATCAATGCCTCATCATTTGCTTCGGGCGGTTGGATTGAAACTAAAAATATATAACCCATGAATCCACCTAAAGTAGCAATACCCATAATTCGGGTAGTCCAGTCTTTAGAAAAAGTATTTCTGGCGTGTTGTACGCTTTGCACCTCAAGACTAAAAACATCAACCTGTAACTTTTCCATTTGAATCTCAAAATCAGCCTCGACTTTTTTGACTTCGAGTAACTGCTCTGGGGTTGCTGCGGATACAGCTTTCTCGATTGCCTTGGGCGTGCTTTCACAACCGAGCACCTCTGCAATCATAGTAGCTGCGGTGCCACCCATAGGGCCGGCTAATGCCGATCCTAATGTCGGTGCAATACTGCCAATAAGATTTTTTATATTAGAAAATTTCATATTTCTTGATTAGTTCCTTAATGGTTTCTGTTTCATAAATACGAATTAATGTCCATACAATAGTTAGTGCTGCTGCCAGTGGTGGCAGCCAGCCTAACACTGACCCGGTAGTAGCTGAGACGGCTACAACGTCAATGGCTATTTTAGTCTCTTGATCCATCACTCTTCTCAATAATTTGTGGCTTCTCAACCGAATCAATTAAAAGATTAGTGAAGGTGCTCATTGCTACCTCGCGTTGGCCAAGTTGCATTTTGATGGCATTGACCTGGGTTTCTAAATCACGAATCTGCATAATTAGATACTTTTGATTTTCCGATAAATCTTGCTCTGGAATTTCTTGTCCATTAATTGAAACTACATTGCTCTTCTGATCCATGTGATCTCCTTACGAAATTGTTTTCTGTACTGATGTCGGTGTTATTTTTTCAGCTATTTGAGCATCTAAACTTGCTTTTAATTCTGTAACTTTATCTGCACCTAACGCTGCTTCAACCCAGCTTTGTACGTTTGCTTTTGAGACACTAGCAAAGGCTGTAAAACTTGATAGGTCAGAAGTATCTAAACTTTGAGAGCCGTAACTTGTAGCAGTTTGATAAGCACCTCTTGAGTCTTTGTTAGTATCATCAGTACCTGTTAGTCTCCAATGTACGTTATGAATTACATCTGCTTTACTGTCTTTTGTTGGGTATGTATCGACAGTTGAAACATCCCATGTGTATGCTATTGCCATTCTATGCGTCCTCTAATGTTTTAACTTTTGTTTCTAGTGTTTCAATTCTGGTCATAGCTTCTTGTAAGGCTTTAATAGCTTTCATATAAAGTACAGAGTATTTAACCTCTTTAACTTTTTGATCTTTTAAATCTGAGTTATATGCTATTTGATATTCGTCAGCATCTTTTTCTTGAACAAGACCATTCATTCCAGACGCTTCTAATTCTTGAGATACGACACCTATTTTGAAACCATCGTCAGGTTGCATACCTAATTTAAACTTACGAACCTTAACTGCTTTTATATCATTCCATTGTGATGAAGCATCTGCTATATCTGTTTTAAGACGTTGATCTGATATTGATCCATAAGAGTTATTTGTGTTTGTTACGTTTCCATCTTGAGCAACAATAAATTTATTAGCTACACCACTAATCTGCGCCTTGTAAAAGAAAAAAGAACCGCCATTTTGCGAACAAGCAGAATTTATAATCGTCTGACCAAAACCTGAGTTGTTCTGATGGTCTGCTACAAAAACTGGTTCGTTCGTTGCATTAGCTACATGAAGTCTTGTTGTTGGATTTGTAGTTCCTACGCCCACGTTTCCACCAGAGGTCAGACGCATCTTTTCCGCAGCACCATAACCAATCAATAAGTTATTTTGATACCTAATACAATAATCAGTATTTCCACCCGCAGACAAAAGTTGATTAGCACTACCCATATAACCTATTAATGCGCCTTGATGACCTAATGAATATTGAATATAGCCACCATTTGTAGCTGTGCTTTGAACCGTCATGGGGTGATTAGTTGCATTGGTAATTTGTACTTGCCCACCTACTGACATATCAAGAGTAAGTGGTGTAACAATGGAGCCACCATCATTACCTTCAAATTTTAAATCTTTATCTTGAACGACAGACCTTATTTTGAAATCATTTGATGAGTTAATAAATTGACCAATGTCTGTGCCACCATCAGCAAATTTCAAATCTCCGCCATCTGCATCTAAAGTAATATCTCCCGCAACATCAATCGTTAAATCACCACTTGATAGGTCTATTTCTGTGCCATCAATAGTTATATTGTCTACTGAAACTCCAGCATTTGCTGTAACAGCGCCGCTTGCTGTCAATGCAGCCACTTTAGTAGTTCCAGCAAGGTTAGTATCAGTTAATAGATCATAAACGACGGCACCAGACCCGGCACCATCTGTTGCAATCATTTTTACTTCGCCGGCAGCCACCGCGACATTCGCACCAGAGCCTTGAGTAAACGTTAAAGTATAAGAGGTAGCATTCTCAATCATCCATACTTTACTAACGGTGTTCGGTGCCAGGGTAACTGTGCAAGCCTGACCACCGCCAGTACATTTTAAATAAAACGATCGAGCCTCATCTGAGGTGCCATCGGCCATTGTAATTGTGTGTGTTGAGGCATCTGCTATGGCCTCAGAGCCATAGCTAAATGCCTCTGCTATTTGCTCTAATGAGGAATTTAATTTCGTTCCCCATGCTCCAGAGTTTTCTCCGGTTGCCTGTTCTTCTAGTCTTAAATCGTTAACGTATGTACTTGCCATGTTATTTAGCCTCTTATGCTACTTTTTTCCAATCTGTTGATGCGCTGGTTTGCCCAGTCCATGTATTTGATGCTGATCCTGAGTCTGTCCAGGTTGTTGATGCTGGTGTCGCTTGGCCCCAAACCAGAACTTTGCCAATTTCTCCTGTACCGGATACGCCAGTCGGGTAACAGTACGCATTACCGACGACCGAAGATATTGAGCCAATTGCACTAGTGCCAGATACGCCTGTCGTTTCAACAGTATTATCGGTTCTTGTTGTAACCGCTCCGATTGCGGATGTGCTTGCAATGCCAGTCGGCGTGATACTGGCTGCGCCAGTCTCGGTTGTATCGCCAATCGACCCAGTACCCGATACGCCTGTAAGCGAGACATTTGAGGCTGCCGAAACACTTAACGATCCAACTGCTGACGTTCCAGCGACGCCAGATAATGTAATGCTTGCTGCCCCGGTAACACTGAGACTGCCGATAGCAGAAGTCGCCGCAATACCGCTGACACTGACGCCAGCACCGGCTGCAACTGTAACTGATCCAATCGCGCTAGTGCCTGAGACACCAGTGACGGATATCGATGCAGCACCACTGACTGTGAGTGAGCCAATACCCGAAGTAGCACTGGTCGTAACCGAGGCATCCTGTCCGAAAGAACCTGATCCAAATGCCTGTGCGCTACTGTTCCAACCATTAAATGCTACCTTTATGTCAGCCATATTAGGCTATGCGAATTATCGCGTTACTCGCGTCCGCTGTGGGGAAACTGACTACAAAGTCTCCCGCCGTTGAAGTTTTATCGGAACCAAACGATAAAATTGCAACCGCCGGATCACCTGATGCTGACTCATTAAAAATCATTGCGCCATTCGCTGTTATGGTTGCGCTTGACCATGTTGTATCGGCAAAATCACATACCGCCGTCGTTGAAGATGCTACTGGCGTTACTGATGTCAGTGTGTTGCCTTTAGCAGTATAGTTAGTAC